ACCTCGAGCTGCTGGCTCACGACCGATGCGCTCGACGCGTCCGTCAGGCGCTCGTTGAGGTACTCGTCGGCCCCCCACGAGTTCTCGCCCCTGTTGCCCTCACTCCACGCATCCGCGCTGGGCGTGATGGGGCGCATCCGCAGGCGCGAGATGTTGCCGCCCTGATCGATGTGCGTCGCCGAGCCGCGCAGCACGAGGTCGGCACCGATGACCCGTCCGACGTTGGTGTACTGGCCGCTCTCGTCGATCTGGGCATGGACCCGGTAGACGTCGGTGCGTCCACCGCCGAGGCCGAACGCCTTACCGACGATCCAGTGGGGCTCCCCGCCCGAGCCTTGGTCGGTGGCCCCACTGCCATCGTTGGTCATGTGGCGGCTGGTGTTGTCCTTCGACAGCTCCAGCCGCAGCGTCTTGGTCGCGGCCACCTACGCCCATGCCTCCCAGAACCACATGCGTGATCCGGGGTCGAGCCAGCCCTGACCCGACGGGCGGGTCCACGTGAACGGGTTGTTGCCCGGCTGCACGAGCGGGTGGGTCACGCCCTGCGTGAACTTGAGCAGGTCCATGCGCAGCGACACGGTCGTGCCGATCTGCAAGGTGACCACCCGGTGGGTGCCGTCATAGCGCAGGACACGCGCATTGGACGCATCGGCGGGGACGGTCAGGACCATGGTGCTGCCGCCCATCACGAGCGTGAAGGTGAGGGCAGGACCCGCCGACAGCGCGAGCATGATGTTGAGCGGCGAGGGGTAGTCGCCCTTGTGGTTGAACGACCCGGACTGGGTGCCCGTTGACCCCACGATACCCGTGAACTCGGTGTAGTCCTGTGCGTACACGCGCGGGTCGCGCGCTTGGAGCTGGGCCTGCCACGGGATGGACAGCCCCTCCTCGGTGACCCCACCGATGGTGTCCCGCCGGATGTTGAAGCCGAGGTCGCGCACCGGGCGGACCTTGATCATCTGCGGCTTGAAGCCACTCGGGTAGCTCGTGGTGTTCTTGGTGGGGACCTCGAAGTTGAGCGGGATGTAGCCGTACTCGCCGGGCTCGTCAGCGAACGCGGCGGTCGGGCTGAACGCGTTGCGCAGGAGCTGGAGATAGTCGAACAGGTCCGCCCGGGTCTGGCCGTACAGGGTCCCGGTGAGCACCACGGTGCGCATGCCGAGCGTGATGTCCGACGCGTCGTAGCCGTCGGTGGCCGCACGCTTCTCGGTGTAGCCCACGCCGGGCACGTCGGAGTAGTCGCAGCTCTCGATGGTGATGCCACGGATGGGCGCGGTGGGTGAGATCACCGGGCTGTTGAGCTGGAGTCCCCGGTACTCGACGGGCCGGGTCAGGTCCACCTACGCCACCCGGCGCAGCAGCACCGCCCGCTTGCGCAGGTCCGACCACTCCTGCTTGAAGGTGCTCGCCATCTGGAGGAGCTGGGTCGGGGAGACGTCGCTGTTGTTGGCCTGCGTCTGCCACTGCTGGTAGAGCGTGCGGTCATGGAGCAGCATCTCCAGCGCGGTCCAGCGCGCGTAGGCGCGCACGACCTCCTCGTCGGTCATGTCGAAGAACTGGGCGACGTCGGTCTCGTTCTTGAGCGGGTCCCGGTCCTCGTAGCAGAGCGCCCGGAACGCCGTGGTGTCAGAGGTCAGGATGCCCTGCGGCAGGATCAGGGTGTCGCCCCACTGGTCCCAGCCGTCAGCGGCGATGCCCTCGAAGGTCCGACTGCACTGGGGCACGTAGCGCCACGGGGCGTCGGTGTAGTTCTGCGCCTCCAACGCGATGATCTGCTGGCGGCCCAGTGCGATGTCGGTCGCCGGATACGTCCACGCGAGCGCGACGACGCGCGGCCACGGGCGCAGCCGGTCCAGCTCGGCGATCCCCTCGTTGATGAGTGATCCCACCATCGGCTCCGTGAACGTCTTGAACAGGACGTCACGCAGGTCGAGGGCCACCGCATCCTTGAGGTGGTCGAAGTCAGGCGCGATGTAGGGGGCCATGGCCTCACGCTCCTAGGGACTCGGGGGACGGGCCCGGCTGGGGCACGGGACCCGCCCCCGATGGTCAGATCAGAGCGTGCCGCCCGACTCGATGCGGATGTACTTGGGGCCGCTGGACACCATGGTGGCGGAGCCGAGCAGCCGCGCACCGAACATGCCCTTCCAGCCCACCTCGGCGAGCTGGGCGAGCGGATCGGTGTGATCACCACCCGGGCGCACCATGTACGACCGGATGGTCTGGACGTCGCCGACCGCCCACGCGCCGGGGCCGAACACGAAGGTCGAGTAGACCTTCGCGCTGGTCGCGCCCACGGTGCCGAGGTACGTGCCGACGGGGGTCTCGATGAAGCGGACGCCGTACAGCCGCCCGATCTCGCCCGCGAACAGCTGATCCACCGCGCCGTACTTGGCGGCCTCGATCCAGCCACCCACGGCGGTGTCGCCCATCAGATCGAAGATCATGTTGGGGTGGACGAACGCGTGGTAGTAGCCGTCCGCGAAGGTCGGCACGTTGGCCGCCTTGAGGGTGGCCACGGCCTCCCTGATCTCGGCTGCCGTGAGCTTCATCGCGGAGGTGATGGTGCCGGTGCTGGTGGCCGCACCCGCCCACTGGACGTTGGTGCCCGCATGGAGCACCTGTGCGATGTAGTTGTCGAGCGTCTGCATGGCGTTGTACGCCACGCGCTCGGCAGCCACCGAGAACAGGTTGTGGGGGTTGAGCGCCAGCGCGACATCGGAGATGCCGACGAGCCGACCCGCCTGATAGGCGACCAGCTCCTCGTATCCGATGGTGATGGGCTCAAGGAAGGGCCTCTGACCCTCGACGAGCCACGGCACGGTCCCGGGGGCGGGCGGCGTGGGGATGGGCAGCGTGATGGGCAGGTCACCGTAGGAGATGTACCTGATCTTGTTGGTGCCGGGCACGATGTCGCCCGTCACGTAGCCGTCCGCCGCCATGTAGCGGACGACCTTGCGCAGGTTCTCCGCGATGTTCTGGCTGACCAGTGCGGTGACGGTGTTGTCGAAGTTGGTCGTCTGCGCTACGCCACCCGTACCGATGGGCTGGCCAGCGACGATGACATCAGGCATTCGGAGTGTGTCCTCATCAGCGGTTCATGCTGTCGATGAACTCCGGTGCCATCCGCTCAAGGTCCGCCTTGAGATCACTCGTGGACCGAGGACCGGGTTGCCCCTGCGGAGGGTTCCGGGGCGGTGCGTTGGGGTCCACGTACGGCTCGGGCTTGCGCCCACCTGCCGGTCGCAGACGCTCCTCCAGCGCTACGAGCTTCGCCTCATCCATCGCAGCCAAGGCGCTCGCGTCGAGCACGTCGGCTGCGTTGGGGAACCTGATGGACCGCACCTCGCTGGCGTGGGCCGTGTCCCGCTCGGCAAGCTGTCGCTTGAGGGCTTCAACCTCACCTAGTTCAGCGGTCCGTCGCGCTTCTGCTTCCGTCTGGCGCTGTGCATCCGCTGCCTTGTAGCGGTCCAGCTCCTGTCGGAGAGCGGCGTTCTCGCGGTCCTTGCCCGCTTGCCGCGCTCGGTATTCCGCCTCGACCTGCTCGACAGTGCGAGTGGCCTCACCGACCGGCGGGGCGGGCGGCTGTGCCGTCCCCTCACCGATGGGCGCTTGCCCCTCGGACGTTCGCTGCTCGGTCACGAACTCCTCCTTGCATCCTCTATCGCCCCTGACCGTGATGTCAAGGACATATCACTACAGCCCGATCTGGGACCACACGTTGGCCGCGTCGTCGGGCTCCGGGGTGTTGGCTCCGTTCCACTCACTCATGAGGTTGAACGGCGATGCGATGGCGCGCGGACCCCCGAAGGCGTACGCGACGGTGTCCTCGATGATCTTGCCGAAGTCGGTCGGCTGTGCGGCCAAGCCCTGCTCCGTGCGCAGGCGGTTCTGCGCCGCGTCCTCCGCCGCGTGGCGGGCCCACGCTGGCATGTTCACGGGGATGTCCCACGGGGTGCCCGGCAACATCATCTGGAACATGCGGATGGTCTCGGGGTGCTTCTCGATGAAGTCCTGCATCTCGGGGTTGGTCTGGATCATGAGCTGGGCGTAGAACGCCGCGTGCTTGGCCATCAGCGCCCCCGCGAAGGGGGCGTCCACGCCGAAGGGCTTGGCCACGAGGAAGCGGATCATGGCGGGCAGCACCTTGCCCCACATGTAGGACGCCGGGTACATGCCGAGGTACGGGTGGTTGACGCTGCGCTCGGTCCACGACCGGCCACGCTTGTAGTAGTGGCGGGTGTGGGCCTGCTCCTCGCCCATCGTGAAGCTCTGCATCAGGGCCTGCATCCAGCGGTATTCGTCCGCGTCGAACGTGGCCTTGGGCTCACTCTGGTCGGCCACCCGGAACCACTCGTCGAAGACCTCGCGCACCTCCTGCGGCACGTTGCGCACACCGCCTTCGAGGTTGGTCCGGCCCCACTCCCCGTAGGCGTTGAAGATCGCCTTCAAGCCCGGCGTCGGGGCGGTCTTGGCCCCACCCGCCACGTAGTGCTCGAACTCCCGGGCGAGGTACTCCTCGTGCTGGCGGCCCCACTGGCGGGACGTGCGCCGACGCCCGCCCGACGCTGTCGGGGTGGCGTCATACGCCGTCATGAGCGCACGCTTGCCCGACTCGTCGAGGGAGCGCGCGAACTCGTGGGCGAACTCGTGGACGATGGAGCTGGGGTCGGCGTGCTCTAGGACGTAGAGGGTGCTTCGGGCTCCGTCGGTGTAGGCAAGGGCTGCTCGGACCCCTCGGGCGTTGCGCTGGTACTGGACGGTCTCTCCTCGGGCTCCGCCTCCGAGGGAGGCGAGCCGGGCTCGCCCTGCGGCTGGTCCTGCGAGGCTCGGCGCGTACTGTTCGTACGCATCGTCGATGTGCGACTTGGCTTGATCCCGCCACCGACCGACCACGCTTGCCGCCACCTCTGCTCCGTAGTCCCCTCGGGCCCGGAGTCGGTCGAGATAGGTTCGTCCGATCGCATCGTTCGCTGCCTCCTCGGGCGTCATGCCCCCTCGCGTGAGGGAACGGGCCATGCGCTCGTCATGGGCGAAGGTCGAGCCCACGCGTGGGTGATCCGCGCCCCGGTTGGTGGTCATCTTGACCTGCACCGGGTGGCGGTCAAGCTCCACGGGCAGGATGGTCTCGCGCATCCACTCGAACTCGTCGGGCAGCCCGTTCACCCAGTCGCCCACGTGCAGCTCGTCCTCGATGCCCGCCTCGGCCTCACGCATGCCCGCGAGGAAGTCGTCGAGCGTCGTCTGGGCGACACCCTCCTCGGGCTGCCACACGATGCGCACGACCTGTCGCCCCTCGGTGTCACGCGCGGACAGCACGCGGGTCCCGTCCGGGTACGCCTCCGCCGCATAGCGCGCGAAGGCGTCCCAGTGGCGAGCGGTGGCGGTCGAGGGGAGTCGCAGGTCGAGCGCCCAGTGGATGCCCTTCGACGGGTCCGCTGTGAGGGCATCGGTGTACTTGGTGCCCCACACCTCGTCGAGCTGGAGCGTCGCGCCGATCATGTCCATGGCCGAGTCGGCGGCCTCGTCGGTGAGGGCCATGAGCGACCAGCCCGTGAGTGGCGACACGGCGGCGGCCCCGCCGCCCCGGGGCATCACGATGTCGATGGGTGAGCCCACGAAGCGCACGCCCGTGGCCTGCTCCACGAAGTCCATGGCCATCAGCGAGACCTGCCTGCTGACGTCCCGCATCTGGTCGTCGGTGAGGTCATCCCACTGGGGCAGTGTGCCCTCAAGGGTCGAGCCGGGGCCCGACACCAGCTCGTCGGGGGGCAGCGGGTTGGTCCACTCGGGGGCCCGCCGGAAGCCCGGGCTGACCTCGGTCACGAGCGCCTTGCGCAGGACGGTGCCGCCCTCCACCTCGCTCGCGTGCTGCTCCGCGATGCGCCGGGCGTGGGTGCTCGCGAGCGTCGCCATCTCGCCCGGTGTCCAGTCGCTGCGGCCACCCCAGTCCTCGGCGTTGGCCGCGTTGGCGAGGGCGTTGGCCTTCTGGACGCCCCACTCGTAGAGCACCTCGGGGTCCGCCTGATTGGGGTTGGGCTTGCGCACGTCGTAGCCCGCACGCGCCGAGAGCTGGCCGAGGGCGTCGTCGATGTCAGTGGCGTCACCTGCCTTGACCATGCGCCGGGCGATGGCGGTGGCGTACTCGGGTGTCCAGTGCCCCAACGCATGGAGCGCATGGCGGTCGATGGCGGCGGCCTTCGCCTGCACGCTGAACGAGGGGGCCGTGCCCCGGCGCATCGTGGCCGAGCGTTTGGGCGCACCGAACGTCTGGTCCATGACATCACGGGCGAAGGGGCTCATCGCCGCTGGGGCACCGGCCTCCCAGTCGCCCACCAGCTCCGCGACCAAGGGGTGGTCCACGACCGTGCGGCCACGGGGGTCGGCCTTCTGCTTGAGGCTGATGTCGTGGAGCACGTCGGCCATCTGCTGGATCGCCGTCCCCGGGGCGACGTCCTCGTCGAGCGCCCGCACGTAGCCCGCGAACATGCGTGCCGCCACCTCGGCGCGCATGTCCTGCATCGTGCCCTGCACCTTGGACACACTGGGCTCGATGTCGCCCAGCGTCTGGATGTCCTCGGGCCACACGCGCAGCTCGTGCTCGCCCTGCACCCAGTCGATAGGGCGACCGGGCTTGCGGCGCACCGCCACCTGCACGGTGCGGATGGACTCGGGTGGCGTGGCGGCATGGGAGGCGAACGCCACGTCGGGGTCGCCTACCACGATGATGCCGCCGATGCGCTCGGGGTCGCCCTGCTGGAGGTTGTAGTTGTTCCAGTGGCCCTGCATGCGGTGAGCCGCGTTGTCCGCGCGCTGGATCATCTCCCAGTTCGAGCGGTGCTGGCCCGCTGCCACCCGCTTGTCCCACTCCCGGGCGAAGTAGCGCTGTGCCTTGCGCCACTCGGCGTCCGTGGCGTCCTTCCAGTGCGGGGCCCGGTAGTCGCCGTCGGGGTCGAGCGTGCGCAGCGCGTCGTAGGGCCGCTGGTAGAGGTGCTCCCACTCGGTGCTGATGAAGTGGTCCCACACCTGATCGCCCGTGAGTTCACCACGCGCAGCACCAGCGAACACCCGCTGGCGCTCCGCGATGAGGCGGGCATGGTCCTCGTCGTAGGTCAGCGAGATCGTGTTGTCGGGGCCGCCACCCAGCCCCTGCGCGTTCACCTCGCGGCGTGATCGCAAGCCCTGCTCGGTGACCGGGTCGGTCCGTGTGGTGGTATGCCACAGCCCGCCGCCACCCTGCCCGTCGTGGCCATACAGCGCCAGATCGTCGGGCAGTGCCCGGCGCATGTAGGAGTCCACGCCCGGCCAGCTCGCGACCTCCGACGGAACCACATCGGTGACGAAGCCCTCGGTCACCGGCAGCATGCCGATGCGCTCGTGGGCGACCACGTTCTGCCGCAGCAGCGTCGCCACCTGCTCGTCGGACAGGAGCTGGGTGACGGTCTGGACCGCCGCCAGCATCTCCTCGTGGAGGTCGGTGGGACGGCTGCCCGCCTCCTGCACCGTGGTGGCAAGGGAGTTGAGCATGTCGTCGGTGTTGTCGGTGGCGAAGCCCATGGGGAAGGACTCGGTGCCGACTTCGAGGATGCCCTCGGCCATCTGCGGGACGCCATCGCCCAGCGCCGCCTGCTCCGCCGCCCGGATGGTCCGGTCGGCGATGAGCACCGGGGTCTCCGTGGGGCCACCGCCCAGCAGGCGGTAGGCCCGCTCGGTGACCGCAGCGTCCGCTGACCGCTGGGGCAGCCCGCCGTGCAGCCCGGCATACGTCCGGCGCGCCGTGCGGATGTCCTCGCGCATCGACGTCATGGTCTGGGCATACGCCGCACGCGGCAGCTCGCGCTGTGAGTCCACCCACACGGGCTTGCCCGCGAAGTGTGTGGCCATCCACTCGTCGAGGGTGATGCCCTTGGCGCGCGCCCCGGCCTGCGCCATGTTGCGCGCGAGGCGGGTCGAGAGGTCGATCTCGATGGCGCTGCGTCCGCCCTTGCGCATGCTCGACGCGAGCGAGTCGAACCACTCCTCGGGCGACGAGAAGTTGGCGGTGCGCCACGCCCGGTCGGCGAACTCCGGGTCGAAGGTGCTGACCACCGGGTGGGCCCGGAACTGGGCCTCCGTGAGACCACCATCGCTGATGGCCTTGCGCAGCGCGATGGGGTCGCGATAGCCCAGCGTCTTGGCGAGTGGCTGCATCAGCACCTGATGGGGCTTGCCGATGGAGTTGGGGATGTAGCCGGTCGCGAGGAACGTCTGGTAGTGGGGGTCGTCCGCGTGGTGGACGCCCTTCTCGATCCAGTAGCGCACCGCGATCTCGCCCGCGTTCGTGGTGCCGTAGTGCTGCTCCATCTCGGCCCACTGGGCGGGCGCGGAGTTGAGCATGTAGCGCTTCCAGCGCTGGCCGCTGTCGGCCTTCACGTCACGGATGTAGTTGAGCATCTTGCGGTCCTTGACGTCACGGACCTTCATGCGCTTCTCGTTGGCGATGGCGATCTGGCCGCCGGGCCCGAAGGACGTCTCGGGGCGGTGGGTGCTCATCCAGCCCTGCGCCGCCGTGTAGGCGTACTCCGCCTGATCGCTGAACATCGTGCCCAGCTTCCAGCGGTCGAGCATCGCGAGGACGGCCCGGTCCTCGGCGGTCCACTGGAGCCCCGGCCTGACGCCCCGGATGATGTTGAAGAAATAGGGCTCCAGCCACTCCTGCATCTGGAAGATCGGGTTGGCCGTGAAGCGCATCATCGGGTAGAGCTTCTCGGAGACCACGCCGACCCAGTTGCCCATGCCCGCACTGCGGGTCTTCATCTTCCCGGTGAGCTTGACCGAGAGGCCCACGGTGGCCATCTCGCCCTCGAACGCCTGTGCGGTCAAGAGTGCGAGTCCGTCGTCGCCCAGTCGCTGGCGCAGGTTGGGCGAGAGCCCCTCGGCGACGCCATCGACGATGCCCCGGAACTCGTCCATGGACAGGCCGCGCGGCTGGATGTTGCGCTCACTGGCGGTCTTGCGGACCGCCTCGAACAGGTTGATGGCCTCACGCCGACCGAGGTTGTGGACCTCGGTCGCGCGCCGGATGAAGCGTGAGCGCGCTTGGAACAGCAGCTTCTCGCCCCGGATGGGGCTGAACAGTCGGTTACGCTGGGTGTCCCAGTTGGTGGGCACGAACGCGGGGGCGCTCTCGGCGGTCGCCTCGACCCATGGGTTCACACCCACGAGGCGACCCGTAGCGTCGGTGGACACACGCCACTGGTCCTTGGCCGCCGGAGCCACCGCGATCCGGTAGGCGAACTGCTCGCCGCCATTGACCCGGCGGTTCTCGTCGATGAACGACTTGAGGCTGTCGCCCAGCGTGTCGTAGTCCACCACCGTGGGGAACGACGAGACCCCGTCCTCGCCGCCACTGATGTTGTCGCGCAGCCAGACCGCGAGCCGGTCGAGCAGCACGGCGTCCTCGATGAGCCGCCCGTCCTCGTCGTACATGCGCTCGAAGTTCTGGTGGAGCACGTCGAAGCGGTTGATGAACTCACGCGCCCGGTTGGCGGCGTCGGCGGCCCCCGACTCCACGATGCCCAGCAGCTCCTTGGCATCGTCGAGCGACATCTCCCGTGCGCCCAAGAGGGTGTAGCGGTGGACGAGGTCGCGGAGTGCGGTCAGGCGGGCCACCTCCACTTGGTCGCCCGCTGCCGCAGCAGCCTCGATCTTGGACCCGTAGGCGTTGGCGTCGAGCGTCCGCGACTCGATCATGTCGTGGACCGAGCGCCCGTAGAACAGGCCCTCGGCGAGCGCGAGCCGCTTGTCGTTGCCGCCCTTGATGAACTTGGTGGCGGCCTCGCGGCTCATGCCCGTGGAGGCCACCAGCCGCTCGATGGCGATGCCCTCCTGCTCCTCGCGGAAGACCGTCCGGGCGCGTGCCGCCTCCTCGGGGGTCAGGTGGGAGGTGTCGAGGACGTAGTCGGGCATGGCCCGCGCCGCCTCACGCTTGGACTCGTTGACGAGCACGTCGGGGGCCATGAGGTTGACCTCACGGATGCGTGCGTTGGGCGTCGCATCGGCCATGTTCTCGGGCAACCCGCCGCGCGCCTTGATCTGCTTGACCATCGAGTTGCGGTGGACGAGCGACATCTCGCTGTTGGCCATCCACGTGCCGAGGCTCTGGATGAAGCGCGCCTGTGGCACGCCGAGGGCCTTGGCCAGCGCTCGCACGTTGCCGTAGCCATACGCGTCGAGCGCGCCCCGGGCGTGGGCGTCGGAGCGGAGTGCGCCCACCATGTCCGCCGCGCGGTCGGTGCCGAACACCCGGAAGGGCTCGTTGAGCACACGTGCCACCGAGCCCGTCGCCCGGACGATGGGCTCCATCCGCACCACGGCGCGCTGTCGCCGGGTGAGGGTCCCCTCCGCGTACTGCAACGCGTCGTCCATGAGCGCCGGGTCGATCTCGCGGATGCCGTCGCGGACCCACTCGTTGAACACACCGGCCCGGCCCCGGGGCGGGTTCAGTGGGTCGGTCGCCGCCTTGGCCAGCGCGGCAGCCTGCTCGGACGCCGCTTCGAGTGGGGTCAAGGGGGACTGGGTCCTGATGTCGTTGGTCGTGCGTGCGAGTGCCTTGGCGGTCGCCGCCGCGTGGGCCTCGGGCGCTACCTGCGCGACACGCGCGTTGGCACGCGCCGTGCGCAGCGCGAGCGACCCGCGCTCCATGGCCCCGAGGGCGGCCCCGGTGCCGAAGGAGCCCACGATGATGGGGTCGGAGACCATGGACAGGAAGAAGTTGGCGAAGGCGTCGTTCGTGAAGGCGTAGCCGAGCTGGGTGATCTCGTCGAGGAACTGGTCGTGCGTGAGGTCACCGCTCAAGCGCCGCAGGCGCACCTCCTCCAAGGGCTGGGGGAGCGAGTTGGCAGGCGCGTTGAGGATGGTGTCCTCGACGTTGCGCAGACCCGTGCCCGCGTACGTCCGCGCGATGACCTGCTGGGGCATGCCCAGCACGCCCAGCGCCCGTTCGAGGATATTGGCGTCGGGCATCATGAGCGGGCTGAACATGCGCGGCATGCCCAGCGCCTCCATGTACTCCTGCTCGTGCATCCGCAGGTACTGGCTCATGTAGCGCAGCGCCGTGTCCGGGTCGTCGAGCGCGAGCTGCTTGATCTGCTGGGTCTGTGCGGTCACGGGCAGGCGGTCGAACGCCTCCTGCACGTCGGGCACCCACGGCAGGGGCACGTGCCCGGCCAGTTCGAGGGGCACGTCGAGCACCTGCCCCACGCCATGCGCGAGGCCCACGAGCGGGTCCCGCGCGAAGCCCGGCAGCGCACCCGTGAACTGCTCCACGAGCCCGCCGATGATGCCCTCGGCGACACCCATCCGGGGGGCCAGCCCTTGGAAGGGCGTGTTCTGGGACAGCGGTGGCCCCACCATCGGCTGGCTGATGTTGGTCTTGCCCAGACCCCGGTAGGGCGTGCCCACACGCTGGGTCGGCGTGGGCCCATCGCCACCATCGGGTGACCCGCTCGCGTAGGGCCCTCGGACGGGTCGTCCGCTGAACAGGTCGTAGGTCGAGAGGGCGGGCCCGATGGTCGCCCCGTTCATGCCGTAGTTGCGGCCCATGGGCGTGATGGCCTCGAACTCCGACGCGTTGTGACGCGCGGAGAGACCCCCCCTGTCCACGGGTTACCTGCCCCAGCCCCGGATACCACCCCTGCCGGTGTAGCCCGACTGGAACTCCCGCTGCTCCTGCTCGGTGGTCGGCGTGCGCTGGCCGTTCGCCCGCAGGAGGGTGTCGGGCAGCCGCTGTGGGGTCGTCTTGGGTCGTGGCGTTGGCTTGGGCGGCGGCGGCGGCTTCTCGGGCTCGGGCGGCTTGGGGGTCCTGACCACCGGCTCGGGCGTGACGCGCGATCCGCGGATGGGCGCGATGGGCTTGCGCCCACTCGGGTCGAACGTGACCCGTGAGCCCATGACCTTCTCCTGATTGGCGCGCAGCCGCTCCCGCTCGGCCTCCTGTGCGTTGATGTTGCCGAAGCCCGTGAGCCCGAACAGCGACGGCAGCTTCATGACCGGACGGTCGCCCGCGTCGGCGTCGGGGTCCGGGGTCGCACCGTCGCGACGGTTGAGGATGGAGAACTGGGCGAGCCCGCCCCACTGGGTCGGGTCGCCCTTGCCACCACCCCAGATGAAGGGCCCGATGGGCACGTCCTCGTCATCGGTCACGGCGTTCGGGTCCTCGTCCTCGAACGTGTCGGTGATGCCCGGCGCGTTGGGCGCACCCCGCGATGCGCCGCCCTTGCCACGCGCGCTCTTGCCACCCGGGTGGTTGCCCGTGGCCGTGTCCGCGACCTCGGGCGGCACGCCATCGCCTTGGAGGCGGTCCGAGGTGTAGGTCGCGTTGTCCTTGTCGGCGTTGCGATGGATCGCCAGCACCTCGGCGTTGAGTTCCTGCAACCGCTGCGGGTCCCGGGCGAGCGAGGGGTCCGCGATGAGCAGGCCGTTGATGATGTCGATGGGCTCCAGCTCGGCCATGGCTTGGCGGCTCGGCTGGTCCCGGCCACCCACGAGCGTCTGGTACGTGGAGAACGTGTCGTCCTGCTCGACGGTCACCTTGTTGGTGCCGTCGGTCAGGCCGTTGCGCCCGAGGAAGTTGCCGAGGAAGGCCCCGATGCCTGCGGCGGTCTGGACGCCCTGCGCCACCAGCTCCTGCCGACCGGTGCGTGATCCCAAGCGGGTCTTGATGATCTCCTGCCGGGCGGTCTCAAGCTGCTCGCGGATCATGCCGTGGTTCTGGGCCTGATTGGGGTCCTGTAGCTGGAGGTTGAGCTTGCGGATGCCCTCGGCCAGCTCGTCGATGCGCTGCTGGGGGTCCTTCCACGCGGGACGATCGGGCTCCTCGCGCTGCTGGGAAGGCGTGCTCTGGGTGTTGATGCGCTCGTCGTTGAGGGCACGCTTGACCTCACCGAACGCCACCTGATCGGGCTGGGAGGTGGGGGTCCGGTTGGAGGGGTTGAGCGAGGAGTCGATGATCTCCTCGGCGCTCTTGCCCGCACGCGCATCCTGCACCATGCGGGTCCACAGCTCCTGCGTGACGCCCCGGTCCTTGAGGTACTGGGGGATGTCGGGGATGGGCGTGGTCTTGGTGGTCTCACTCTTGCCGCCGAACCAGCGCGCAGGCGCATCGCTGCGTTCGCGTGCCCGGTCGATGCGCTCGTTGCTGACCTCACCGGCCCGCATCTTGTCGAAGCCGCCGCCGCCCTGCTGCCCGCTGCGACCACTGGTCACGATGCCCTGATCGATGAGGTAGCGCTGGTTCGTGGGCGTCAGCGCCTCGAATGCCTTGCGCTCCTCGGCGCTCCACTGCGACGTGTCGAGCCCCGTGATGCTGCTCACGAGGTTCCGGGCAGCCGCCGCATCCGGTGGCTGCGGCGTGGTGCCCGCGATCTCGTCGGCCCGCTCCTCCCCGAAGCGCACGACGTCCGTGAGCGCGTTGCGGGGCCGGTCCTCGTAGATGGGCTGGCCGTTCGCGTCGGTGCCGACGACCTGCACGGTGCCCGTGCCTGTCGTCTGGTCGTCCGCGACGGTGATGATGACCTCGCCCCTGTCGTTGGTGCGCGTGCTGCGCACGAGCCCGGGGCGGATGAGGTCGCTGCCGTTGCTCCCCACGGGCGCATCGGTCCACTCATAGGAGCCGTCGTCGCGGAACACCTGATACTGCTTGGTGCCGTCGGCCCGCGTGAACAGGAAGGCGACGATGCCCGACTGGGGACCCTGCGTGTCGGGGTTCGCACCCGTCGGGGTCTCCAGCCCCGTGACGTTCTCCTGCGCCCCCACCTGCACCCGGACGGGCTGGCCCACGCGCACGATGGTGATGGGCCCGGAGCCCGAGTCCACCTCCTTGCCATCACGGTCGCGATACGTGGACCCGTGGGCCTTGACGATCTCGACCGCCGTGCCCCGCCCGGTGGCCACCTGCCCCCGTGGCACCACGCTGCGCTTGACGGTGCCGTCAGCCCCGACCTCCTCAAGGATCACGTGGGTGCCCTTGAGCAGCCGCTCGTTGTCCTCGATGTCCTGTCGTGCCAGCTCCGCGATCCGGGCGTCGCCTTGGGTGCCGCCCTGCGCGGCGGGCAGGTTGCCCTCGCTGTCGCGGATGTCGCCGACGTCCTGACTGATGGCGGTCGAGGTGCCCGAACGGTTCTCGGCGGCCTTGTCCCCACGCAGGATGCGCATGTCCCGGGTGATGTCACCCGTGAGCGTGTTGGCCCCGTTCCTCTCGGCCCTGCGGCGGATCGCACCCAGTTCCTTGAGCGCGGTGGCCCGGATGGCCATGCGCTCGTCGGGGCTCTTGCCCTCGTCGTTGATGCCCGCATCGAGCGCGTCCTGCCACACCTGCTCCACGGCGGTCGCGAGGTCGGCGTTCGAGTGGGTCTTCTGGTAGCCGCTCCAGACGCTCGCGCTGTTGTCCGCACTCCGCTTCCAGTCGTTGTAGCCCCGCCGCTCGGCGAGCTTCGACTGCTTCTTTGCGCCCTGCTTGGCGCGCCCGTACACCGCCGAGAGGTAGTCGCTGTCGAGGTGGCCCCGGAAGTGGTGCGGATCGGCGCGCCGGAGGGCCGGTTCCCACACCTCCTTCCACTGCTTGGCGTACTGGGGGTCGGTCTCGACCTTGGAGAAGAAGTCCTCCATCATCGTCATCTCGCCGCCGCCCAAGGCTTGGGTCCACTGGTTGCGCGATCCGATGTCGGCGGACGTGAGCATCTGGTTGACGACGTCATCGACCGTCTCGGCGGGCTTGATGTAGGTGTCGTTGAGGCTGTTCCACTGGCTCTGGAACTGCTCGAACTTGGACTGCTTGGCCCCACTGTTGCGGGCCTTGGCGGCAGCTTTCTTGAAGCGTGCCGCGTTGGTCATGAGATCACGCCAGATGGCCGAGTTGCGGGGCACCTTGCCCGCCTCCTCGACGTAGAACTTGGCGACGCCCAGCTCCTTGATCTTGCCCTGCGTGTAGGCGAGGGTGACCTTCTGCTCCCTGATCTGGAAGCGATAGTTGAAGATCATCTGGTCGTAGTAGTCGGCCATGGGGTCGTCGTCCGACACCTCGTTCCGACGCTTCTGCCACCAGTTGAGGAAGAACTGGTCGGTGACCTTCTGCCCCTCGAACTTGCCCCCGTGGTTCCACGCGAACTCGACGTTGCGATCACGCTGGTTCTCGTACTGCGCGATCATCGACGCGATGGTGGAGGAGAGGTCTTGCGCCTCGGCGGGCAGACGCCCGAAGCGCCCGGTGCGGGCCATGGGTCAGCGGTGCTTCCGGCGCTTGGCCGCCGCGTTGCTGATCTTGGCCGCCTTGGTCTTGGAGTAGCCGCCCCGACGCAGGGCCTCGTAGACCTTGGGGCGCTTGATGGACGCGTACTTCTTCCCGGGCATGGCGGTCAGAGGAGCGCGAGGATGACGAACACGGCACCCAGCGTGCAGACGCCCCACGCGCTGATGTCCTGCCCGTTGGAGCGCAGCGCATCGACCGCGCCGAGGATGATGGCAATCGCGCCGCCCACGATCATGACCAGTTCCTCGTTGCTCACAGCTCCTCCTCCTCGGGCACTGGCGCGCCGCCGATCTCGTTCTGGAACATGAGCCGGTTGCTCGCCTCACCCTCCTTGATCATGGTCTGGGCGAGCATGGGCTCCGCGCCCGCTGCCGCCGGGCCACCGGGGGTGGCCTCGGCACCCGGCATCACCTGTGCGCCCTCGCCCTGCATCGACTCATCACCGACCGCGCCGCCCTGCTCCTGACCGAACGCGGCTGCCGCCTGCTCGGGGGACACGCCCTCCTCGCCCGGCATCGGCTGGCCCATCTGCTGGGCGGTGATCTGGAGCTGCTGCATCGTGCTCATGAGGGCCGCCTGCACCTGCACGTCGGCGGGGAACAGCGAGGCGTCGGTGCGCTCACCCTTGACGATGGCGATCTCGGACTCGGGGTCCTCGACGCCCACCGCGTCCATGCCCCGCTCCAAGCTCCAGAGCTTGGCGTTCACGAGGTTGATGGCCATCGTGGCGGTCTCGAGATCGTCCCGTGGGGACAAGGACGGGTTGTCGGTGACCAACCGTCCGACCGACTCGAAGATGGGCTTCAAGGCGGTGTTCTTCTCGGCCCAGATGATGCCCGCCAGCTTCCAGATGTCCCTGCGCCAGCGGTACAGCAGGTCGCGCTTCATGCGCGAGCGGGTCTCGTAGTTGGCCACCAGCGCGTTGATGGCCTTGCTGGAACTCAGGACGTTGTTGGGGGCGAGCCCGCGCAGCAGGTCGTTGAGCCCACTCACGTCCTGTAGCTCGCGGTCGATGCGCGCGAGGTACTGCTCCGCTTGGAACGAGGGCATCCATGGCTGGATGGCCTCGATCCTGTTGCCCGCACCGGGGCCGACCACCTTGTTGGCCTGCGGACGGAGTCCCGTGGGCACGATGTCGGGGGCTTCCGGGCCCACGAGCTGCCAATACTGTGCGTTCACGGTCTGGCTCATCATCTGGGCGTATTCGGAGAGCCGCTGCTCCTTCTCGCGGATGAGCTGCTCCACGTCGTACAGCTCGGAGCGCCCCGTGGGCAGGCCCGGCAGGTAGGTGTTGAACAGCGGGATGTAGGGGATGGCTCCCCGGTACTCGCCGTGCTCCTCGTCCATGACCTTGTGGTCGCCCACGAAGATGCAGTTGCGGGTGACCATCGTGGTGGGCTCACCCACCTCGATATCGTCCTCGTCCTTGGGCTCCCGGTACCAGTAGTCCCAGACCTCGACCATGGTCTGGGTGCTGTCCATGACCCCACCCGTGCGGTCGGTGCGCTGGGCGAGCGGGTCCGCGTGGGTGCCGTAGCCGCGCGTGGCCGGTGGCAGCACGGTGAGGTAGCGCTTGCCGTCCTTGCCCTCACGCCAGCCGCACTCAAGGCCCCAGTCCGCGAGCACCGCCTCGGGGGTCATGCGGTAGACGTACAGCGCCCAGTCCAGTCGGCGGTAGTCGGAACTGCCCCAGCCGAGGTACAGGTTGCGGGGCTGATCGACGATGGTGAAGCGGGGTGACTCGGCGTCCTCGTCCCACCACACCTTGGCGGCGGTCTTGCCGTACAGACCCTTGACCACACACGCCTGATGGGCCAGCTCCTCGAAGGCGACGTCGTCCTTCCACGCGAAGTAGACCCGCTCCATGGCCGCCGCCATCATCCGGCCCTGCTCGTCGGACACCAAGGGCAGGATGTTCTCGATGGGCGGCACGCTCTGGAGCGCCGCCGGGACGTCCACGTACACGGGGTAGCTGTTGATGCTGATGTGGACGCGCCCGGGGATGCGCGCACTGGGGTGCTCGGGCCAGTTGTCCGCCCCGCCGCCGTTGGCGATGGTGGTCGGGTAGTACAGCTCGTCCCAGCGGTCGCACATCTGGGCGAACGCCTGCTGCTCCGGTTCGAGGGTCGCCTTGCGCGCCGCGATCTGGCGGTAGAAGTAGGCGTCGTCCTCGCTCGACCCGTCGCGCTTGAGGTCGTGGGGGCGTCGGTTCTGGCGCGTCTTGGGTGTCTGATGGACACGCGTATCGCTGAGTGCCGAGCTGGGATAGGGGACGACCGCCACGGGCGCGAGTGTGGGCCCAACGCGATGTGATCGCAAGGCCCGCATATCCAAGGACGCTTGTACTCACGTACTCCCTACGGGAGTACCGGCGTCCTACGACTCGACGAGCCAGTCCTCGACGGGCTTGGGCGGCCAGCCTTCGAGCGTGGAGGTGGGCAGCCGACCGCCGAGGAACTCGCGGTCGGTGATGACCCGGTTCTGGCGGCCCACGGGGTTGCTCGACTGGTCGAAAAACGTGAACGGCGAGGCCGGTGCGGCCACGACCTGCTGGTAGCGGACCATGACCCGTGCCGCCACCGCGAGCGCCATGACCGCGTCGGTCTTGAGCTTGCGGTCGGCGAGTCGGTAGGCCAGCAACTGGGAGCGCAGCTCCAGCCAGATGCCCGTGCGCGGGAAGCGCAGCTTGCCCTGCTCGATGAGGCCCTTGAGGTCGGTCAGGATGGTCAGCTTGCGCTGGCCGCGACCCCCGAACTCGACCGCCCGCAGGCCCGTGAGGTCACGCAGCGTGTCGTGGAAGACCTTGCCCCCGAAGCCCGTGGTGTCAAGGCCCGTGTCGCAGCGCGCACTGCCCTCGTCGTAGGCCAGATGGGTGTCCCGCACGAGGCCCGACACGGCGGTCACGGTCTGCTTGCCCTGCTTGCGCTGGGCGAGCACCCCGATGGCGGGCTGGCCCGCCACGATCTTGAGCACGACCGACCATGTCGAGTCGTGCGTGAGGGCAGGATCGACCCCCTGCACGTACCGACCACGCGGCTCGGGCTCCTGTCGGTGGGGCATGCCGTCCACGAAGCAGGCATCGACCGCCCGGGCGTCGAAGAACCCACGCTCGCCCTCGATGAAGTAGCCGTCGATGTTCTGGGGCACCAGATGTGGCTGCATGCCCGCGACCATCCGGTCGAACAGCTCGTCGCTGATGCCATAGCCCACGTTGTCGCGGGTGCTCATGCGCATGCTGATGCGGTCGGGGTCGCGCTGGGGGTCGTCGGGGTCGCCCTTGATCCACTGGTCGTGCCACTGGTTGAAGCCCTCGGACGGTGTGGACACCATCACGAGCTGGCCACCCGTACTCAGGCGACGAAGGTGGAGCACCTCCTCCACGATGAACTCCAACGCAGGCTCGAAGCCACACTCGTCGAACGTGATGAGGTGCATGTCGCGCCCCAACTGCGACACCGCCTTCTCGCCCGAGGTACGGAAGGCGATGGTGCCACCACCGAGCACCTCATGCCACGAGAAGTCGAGCGCTCCGCGCTGGCCCGTGATGCCCCAGACGCCCTTGCCCATGGCTTCGGTGAGGGGGCAGCCGTGGCTCTGGGCGTAGTGGGTGCCCGCCATGATGGCCCGGATGTCCTCGGCCACGATCTCGCAGACATCGACGCTGATGCCGAAGTGGTAGGCCGCGAAGCGGCGCTGGGCGTGGGCGTACAGCGCCCGCTCATCACCTTCGGCGGGTGGCGGGGTGCCGTACTTGTAGAGCGTGCCGTGGAGCAGCAGCACATCCAAGAGCAGGGTCTTGCCCGCACGGTTGCCCGACGACAGGGCGCAGGTCAGGTAGCGCGGTCGGTGGCCTGTGGCGTCACGCAGCAGCACCGACTCCGCGAAGGCGACCTGTCCCGGGTGGAGGGTGATGCCAAGGACGCCCTTGGCGAACAGCTCGATGTCGTAGCGCCCACGGCGCAGCGCGTCGGCGAGGTCAGGTGGTGGTGTCCGTGGTGCGGTAGCGGTTCTGGGGACTGGGGACCGGGATACGATCAGGACGTCGTCCTTCGATGAGTCGCTCGACGGCACGAGCGCTCCCGTCGATGACACGCGCAGGCGTGTGCTCACCAGAGCCACTCAGCAAGCGCGCCAGTCCCATGGCCAGCTCCCGGTCCTGTGCCCGCTCCTCGCGCCGGTCGATCATCTGCTGGGCGATGAGCCCCTGCTGGACGGTGGGATGGAGGTCCCCATCCTCGACCCGACGGCGCACGTCGTCGCGCACCAGTTCCGCGAGGTCGGGCTTGGCCGCGTAGCCCCCCGCGAGCTGGGCCATGAGGTCCCGCTCGGTGGCCGGGAGCCGCGCGATCCAGTGCTCCCTGTGCTTGCTGATGGTCTCGGACTTGGTGGGCCAGTCGAGACCACGCATCTCGCGCTCGATGAGCGTCGGGTACTTGCCCGAGGCCAGTGCGCGGTCGATGGCCATGCGTCGGTCCTGCTCCCCGACGCATATCCCGCACTCGCCCTTGCCGGGCCGGTCCTTGGGCTCTCTGGGGAGGGGTGCGGTCACGGATGGGTCGGTCCTCGTGTGTGATGCCGAGGAGGGGCGACAGGAGGGAGGCATCACACTCCGTCTGCCACGACCTCCTCGGTCGGTGCGAGCGTAGCTCAGTCGGTCAAGGGACTACGTCGTCCGTCCTAGACGCTCTCTCTTGGCCTCACATCGCCCCCCGCTCCTCCCTGCACCCTCCTCACCCCCTCGAAGGGTCTGGGACCCCGGATACAGGGGGTCCCAGACCCCCCTTTCCCACACCCCGGGTCCTACCATCCCCCCCTCCCCCCCATCCCCCTCGAACCTATGGGGGGTGGGGACCGTCCCTCAACGAAGTTGAGGGACTGGCCCCCCTATGGGTAGGGATAGGGGGAGGGGAGGGTAGGACCACCATAGGTGGTCCACCCTCTGGGGACATGACATCCCTCTCCCCTATGAGGGGGACGGGGTCGGGTAGGTGGGACGTAGTCCCACCGTACCCTCCCCCTTCCCTCCGCGCGCGTGCGCGCGTGAGGGGGAGAAGGGTAGGGTCGGTGGCCCCCCATAGGGGGCCACCTCCCCTACTCAGATGGGAGGGCCCCCTTCGCCTCGGTCGTCGGCGGTGGTCGGGGACCCCCACCTTCGGTGGGGACGGGCTCCCTCGATCCGCCCTGTCCCCTCCGGGGACCGCCTCCTCCCTCGGCTCGTCCCCCATTGTGCTTGCACATGTCAAGGACAGGGTGTGTCCACAGCTAGGCAGTCTCTGACTGCCGTAGCTTGGACCCACCTATCTGTCCTCCGTGCGTGCGTCGTGAGCACACACACGCCGTCGGCGCGGTCTTCGCGCGCAAGCTCCCTGCGAGACACACACACAGACCGTTGCTCACCTTCGGTGAGCCGATGGCCGACCCGATGTGGTGGAATGGAAGCGGCGAACGACCGCCGTTCTCTACCGGCCCCAAAGGGGCTGGCGGCATGGTCAGTCGTCAGGAGGCATCCTTTCCATGGGAAACGTCGCAACCACACCGGTCCTCTCCGGCAGAGCCGGAGACAGTGGGGTCACGCCATCGAAGATGGCGTCACTCGTGAGCCGTGGCTCTGCCACGGAGAAGTGGGGTCACGTCGCCAAGACCCCTGCCACATCGGAGATGTGGACGGTCGAGTTGTTCGGCGATGACGGTTCCACCGTCCATGCCAAGGGTGCGTTCAACGTCTCCGACGTTGACGACCGATGGTCGGCGGCGACGGTCGCCGTCCATGGTGATGCCAAAGGCATCAGCGTCGAGCGCTTGAACAAGATCATGCGCCTGCTGACCGACTCCGTCGGATCAGCACCCCGCATCGATCTGTACTGGAGGACCGGCAAGGCCGCTGTCCGATGCCCCGGCTACGCCGGGAGGACGAACGTCCCGGTGTTGGTCCGTGGCACCACCCCCCTTGGGGGTGGCGACTGGTCATGGGACCTCGCCACCTTCGGTGGCTCCATCATCAAGCCCGGCAAGCCCCGCAAGGCACAGACGAAGTCTGTGAAGGCACCGGTCACCCCGGTCATCCCTGCACCGACTCCGTCGGTGGCTCCCAGCCCGGCACCTTCGGTGCCCTCACCGAAGCGGGCGGAGCGCAAGGCCGCTCGACGTGCTGCCGCTGCGGAGCAGCGACAGGTCGCAAGCACACCGGTCGAGCCGAAGGCTCGTGAGGTCACGGCGTCGGGGTCTACGACCCCGGTCATCTTCGCCGATCCGGCGACCATCAAGCCCGGCTTCGCCGTCCACCACGACGCCACGATGCTGGCCGACCTCAAGCGCGAAGCGAAGCTTCATGCGTCAGGTCGGAGGACCGTCGTGCTGATCTCCGGTCCCACAGGGACCGGGAAGACGCTGACGGCGAAGCATGTCGCGGCAGACGAAGGTCTGCCGTTCCTCAAGGTGGACGCCGTTGCCATGGCAACGTTCTTCGACTGGGTCGGCGGCGTTGGCCTCACCTCCGGTGAGGGTGTCCACACCGAGTTCCAGCCGAGCCTCCTACTGGAGGCTATCCGGGCTGACGGACCGTTCGGTGGCATCCGAAGGATGGTCCTCATCGACGAGGTCAACCGGGTCACCCAAGGCTCTAGCCTTGGGGCGATCATCCCCATGACGGATGGTCAGGGGACGGTGTACGTACCGGATGCTCGACAGAGCATCCCGGTCGATCCCGCCGTCATGTGGGTCATGACGGCCAACATCGGCGCTGCTTACAGCAGCGGCACGGTGCAGGTCGATCCGGCGATCATGAACCGGGTCACATCTCACCTTGAGGTGAGATACCCGGCGGCTGTCGCAGAGCGACAGATGCTGGTCGAGCAGGGTGGCTGCACGCAGGGCATCGCAGATGCCCTGATCAAGGCTGCGGCTCAGGTCCGGGCTGTCTACGACAGCGGTGCCATCGCCACACCGCCTGTCTCTACGAGACAGTTGATCGAGGCTGCGGCGAAGGTCGCCGTCGGGTGTGATCCCGTCCACGCTTGTGAGTTGGCGTTCGCTCACAACTACTCCGCCGAAGGCGGCAACGACTCCGAACGGGCCAAGGTCATGGTGGCGGTCCGCGCCGTCCTGACCGGGGTTCGATGAACCCCGTCAGCACACACACAGGAGGCATCGTCGTGTCATCACTCATCCCCACCTTCGGTGGGGACCCCATCCCGTGGGTCACGGACCTTTGGTCCGGTGCTCTCGACGGTCGGAAGCCCGACGTCGAGCGGTCCCGTGCTGCCTTGGCAGCACTCAACAGCATCGTCGCCGGTCTGTCGGATGACGACCGAACGTACTCCGTACGTTTCAGCGGCGATGCCCTCACGACGAACACCCACATCGCCGCCAAGGTCGTGACCGTAGGTCACGGTCCGTTGGGTGATCCCAACCTGACCTCCGGTCAGATCGCGGCGATCATGACCGGGCTCGCCTTCCACGAGATCGGCCACATCCGGCACACCCGCAAGGTCGAGCACGTCCTTGACTCCTACGGAGCCAAGGGGAGCACGCCATGGAAGCGGGCACAGCGTGTGCTCAACCTCGCCGACGACGTTCGTTCCGAACGTCTCAACTGTGTCGAGTTCCCGGGTCTCGCAGAGACCCTGCCGATCACCCTTCGGTGGATCGGTGAGCGCACCATCAAGCCCGGGATGCAAGCATCCCGGATCAGCACGTCCTTCGGTGTCGGCATCATGGCGGTCCGCTACCCCGACTTCGTCGAATGGACGGGTCGCGAGGCGGCTCGCGACTGGTGGCAGGCATGGGCGGAGCGTGCAGCGGTCGCCCACACCATCCCGGCACTCCGTGCCGTGATGGACGAGGCGCTCGATCACATCGCCGAAGGCGATGACCTCAAGGACGAGCCCACCGAAGGTGGCGATGACGCCACCGAAGGTGAGGATGAGTCGGAGCCCGGCGATGACGCCACCGAAGGTGGCGACGGTCAGGGTGACGACGCCGATGGCGAGTCCGATGACGCCACCGAAGGTGGCGAGGGTGACTCCGACGGCGAGGGTGAGTCCGACGATGACGCCACCGAAGGTGGCGAGCAGGGTGAGGGCTCCGATGACGCCGACGGCGACGGCGAGGGTGATGCCACCGAAGGTGGCGACAGCGCCGACGGTGAGCCCACCGAAGGTGATGACGATCCGTGGGCCGATGAGTCCGACGGTGATGCCACCGACGGTGAGCCCGGCGGCTTCAACCCGGGCGAGGCACCGGAACAGGGTTCCGGCCAGCGTGATGGCGATGAGCCCACCGACGGCGAGGATGCCGAAGGCATCGACGCGGAGTCGATGGTGCAGGACTGCCCCACCGATGCCGCCACCGATGGCACCGAAGGTGACGTGCAGAACGGCATCGACGCTGCCGTGACCATGTCACGGGGCGCGTCGGGCCACCGCTCCTACACCACCACGCTCACGGACTACCGTGGTCGCACCACGACCTACACGCAGGAGGTCAAGCGCGGCATCCCGGCACGGCGTGGTGGCAAGGCCACCACGGGTGGCAGTGAGGGCATGAGCTTCCTCCCACCTACGGTGGGTCAGCCCATGAACCCCACGGCCAGTCGGACCCAGCGCCCGACCCTTCGGGTCGGCGTGAGTCAGGCGCTGGCCGCTGCTATCGCAGCGTCCAAGCATGGTGATCCCCTGCCGACACCGGGTCAGCGTTCGGGTCGGCTCGACCGACAGCGCTTGCCACGGGTCGCCGGAGGCGACTGCCGTGTGTTCACGAACGTCGTGACGCCGGGACCCACGCGTATCCGGGCCATCGTGCTGCTCGACGCATCAGGATCGATGGACGCCGGGTCACAAGTGACCCGTGACCACACGGGTCGGGTGTCGGGGCACTTCGGCGCGACGCGTGCCACGGTGGCCGCACAGGTCGGCATGGACCTCGCCGGGGCATTCGACCGGATGCGCAACGTGACCGCCGCCATCTACGCCCACAACGT